GTTGGCCCACGCCATCTCCGTGGTCTGCTTCAGCCCGGTGTCACCGGTGACGAAGTAGGCCGTCGGGAGCGCGGAGAGGACCGGGATTCGCTGCTGGGACCGGGAGAGCCCGACCCGGCGGAAGAGCCGCATGGCGGCGGACTGCTCCCCGACGCCACGGGTGATGAGGGCTCCGACGTCCTCCGGGATGAGGGCGGCCGAGTCCGACCGCGAAAGGAGGCTGTTGTACGGCATGTGCTGTTCTCCTTAGCCTCGACCGGCGGCACGCCGGATGAGGTCGTTCATGTTGCCACCGGGTGCCGCGCCTGCGCGAGTCCCCGCGCCGGCGTCCGCGCCGGACGCGACCGCCCGGGCGAGGTATGGCTTGGTCTTCAGAAGGTCCTTGATGGCTGCCTCGACGTTCACCGGGTTCCCATCGTCGTCAAAGTCGATGGCGTCCTCTTCCCGGAGAAGCACGAGCACGACGTCAGGGTCGACCACGCCGAGTTTCGCACTCGCCTTGGCCACTTCTGCCTGCACGTCGCGCTCCACGAGCATCGTTGCCATCGCTGTCAACTGCTCTTCCAACTCCGCGATACGCCGTTCCGACTTCGCTGCTGCCGGGAGGTCCTTTTCCTCGACCTCGCGGAGCCTCTCCTCGACCGCCTTCGCCCTCTCCTCTGCAGCCCGAGCCCGCTCGCGTTCCCTTTGAATGGCCCGCTTGCCTGCGTCCGAGAGTGCCGCCGTCGCGTCGTCCTGCTGGTCCCCGGCCCCCGGCGTCGCACCGGTCTGGTCGTTGGGATTCGGCGTGTCGGTCGTCCCCGGCGTCGCGCCGGAGGATTCGGGCGTCGCGCCCTGACCGTCTGCTGCCATTCTAGTCCTCCTGTCCGGTTGCTGTCAACGTCGGCTGCGGCGACTCGAACTCGTCGTCGGGCGGGTAGCCGCGCTCCATGCCCCAGAGAATCCGCGCCGTGTGCCTCGAAAACGGCATCTCAGGGAACGGGCTTTGGTGCGTTTCCAACCAGCGGTCCACCTCCTCTTCCGTGGGCGCCCGGTACGGCTCTTTCGGCGTCTTCTGCTCTGTCATTCGACCAACCACCCCAAGTCACGGTAGATGTCGTCCAGCGCGTTGTAAATCGGGTTGTACTCGTCCGGGTGCCGCCATTGGCTCTCAGACGAACGGTTGCGGACGGTGTCGTGCAGGTCGACGTCGCCGGACCTGTGAGCGACGTACTGGGCGTTCGAGCGTGCCCACAACTCTGTCGGTCGGCACAGGTACTCGTAATACTCCAACAGGTACGACGGGATGGGATTGCCGTATTCGTCTTTGCCGGTTTCCAGCGCCTTCCGCATCTTTTTGACGCTGTACGTCGATTCGACGGCGTCGCGCCACGGCCTGATGTTTTCGACCATCCGCTGTTCTTGGTCGTACTGGTCGGCCCGGTGCGGAAACGTCGTCCTCAACGTGTCGTAGTACTCGCGTGGCGTCATGCCGTTGGCTTCGATTTCGGCAAGCCTCTCGTAGAGCCCCTTGCCGCTGGACAGACGGCCATCGCGCCCCAGCATGGTCAGCCCGACGTCTGTTCCGCCCCTGCCTCCCAGACGCGGATGGAGGGCGTAGTCGATGCGGTGCGCGTACTCGTGGATGACCGTGCCCACCGCGTCACGTCCGCGTTGGTCGTTGCGCAGTCGAATCTCTCGCCCCCAGCCGGTCCACGAGCCGGCGGCATTGCCCATGTTGCGGACCGTGTCCTCCATCGCCTTGACCCGGCCCATGTACTTTTCGGGAATGCGGAGGACGCGACCGAGGGCGTCGAACGCGTCGTTGTAAATCTTCCTCGCCTCGCCTGTCATCGGCTGCATGTCCACGTCCGTCCCCGGTCGCACGTAAGTGTCGTCGTCCCAGTCGTGAGGGCGCTTGCCGGTAGCCGACTTCGATGCCTGCAGCGCCGCCCGGGTCGACTCCAACTCCTTCATGGACCGCAACTGCTTCATCGGCCCCCACTTGGAGTTGTTCGTTTGGATGACGTACGACTCCATGATTCGGCGCGGGTCCTCGCCGTTCATCCAGCGGTCCCGGAAGTCCTTGTAGCGCTTCTTGCCGAGGATGCGCTGGGCGACCGCCGGCGTCTGGTTGGCGAGCCAACCCGGCCCGTCCTTCACACGCTGCCAGTTTGGCTCGTGTAGGCCGGTCGGCTCCGGGAATCCCAACTCTGACCACGACTTGGTTATCGGGACCATGCGGCATCGACAGTTTGGGTGCCCGTCGAGCATGTCGCCCTTCGCGAACTGACGCCCAGACATCGCCACGCAGACAGGGCAACAGGAGGAGTCGAGGTTGGCCGCCCACACCCAACCTTTGACGACATCGGCGTTCTTGTACTGCTCCGCCGTCGCCGTGTTGAACGCCCGGGCTGTCTCCGTGCGCGCTATCGTGCGTGCGCGACCAAGCGACATGTTGGCCGCCGCATTCGCCATCATCCGCGCAATCTTCTTCGGGTTGAACCCGGCGCCGACGCCGCCTTCCAGAATGCTCCGCAGAGCCTCCAACTCGTTGCCGCTGCCGGTGGCGCCCTCCAGCAGACCGAAGAGCGCCGACGAGCGGTTGCGCGTCCATGACGATAGGGCTGTCATAGCCTGCTTGTTGACGTTGCCCCAGTACTCGCCGCCGTAGTCGTGAGGGCGGAGTCCCGTCGGTGCCGTGCCCATCGCCTGCCGGACGGCCTTGGGCGTGTACGCGAGGGCAGCGTCGACGCCCGCGACCGTGCTGTACCGGAAGACGTCGCCGGCCTTCTTGTTGAACGTTTGAATGGCCTCTGCGTAGCCCGACATCAGGCGTTCGTAGCGGTCTTTCTGCATCTGCCACGACTTGCCGGGAGGCTCGCCAGCGTCGATGGCCGCCTGCCAGCGGTTCATCAGTTTCGCGAGGTCCTTTTCGACCTGGGAGAACGACTCCCCATACGCCTTCACCAGCATGTTCTGACTGTACGTGTCAGTCGGGAGGCCGGCGAGTTGGTTGACGTATTGGTATTGAGTCTTCGACTTCAGCCCACGCGTGCTAAAGCCGTGGATGCGCTCCGTGGTCCCGGTGTCAGCCATCAGGCGCCGTTAGTGCCCATCGCTTCCGCGAGTGCCTGCATCAACTGGGCGTCCACGTCGCCCCCGCCCGTGAGGTCCTGCGCGGTCGGCGTGCCGCCGGCGAACTGCCGAGCCGACGCCTCTGCCTTCTCCGTGGCGTCCTCCTCGAACTCTTCGATTTGGTCGTGGTCGTAGCCCATCTCCTGCCAGAGCACGTGGTCAGGGACGCCGAGCGCTTGCTTCTTTGTGAGCCCGTCGAGTTTCTCCGACTCCGACACGGTCGTCGTGTCCAGCCACGTGACCGAGCAGGCGTCGATGTCCACGCCGGCGATTTTCATGGCGAACCGCATGCTGTCCTCCCACGGCGAGCCGAAGGACAGTTGCCGGTCGCGCACGACTGCCATCAGGGGCGCCTCTGCCGCCCGGAGCGCCTCGCCGGACGGGAAGGAGCCCGACAGGAGCAGGTAATGAAGCGGCGTCCGGGACACGCGGGCGATTTCCGCCCGGTAGGCGTCCGCCGTGGCCACGAACCCTGTCATGTTGGCCGGCTCGAACTGTCCGAACCCGCCCTGCGGGTTGGCGTTGGTCCAGATGCGGTCGATGCCGGCCTCGAAAGGACGCTCCAGAGTCTCGCCGTCGGGACCGACCGGGACTTCGAGCCCGGTCGCCCACCTCTGCGGGAGGGCCGCGAACTCGCCGGCGACCAGAGAATCCGCCACGGTCTTGTTGAGGGCGTCCTGCAGCGGCACGACGTCGGCCAACTCGCTTCGCCCGTACTCGCCGGTCGACGCGTTGTTGTTCCACGCGAACACCGGGACCTGCTCGTACTGGTTGGGAAGGTTCCAGCCCCGCACGCCGTCCTCGACGCCGGCGCCCTCGTCTGCGTACTCCTCCCAAGAGTCGGCCTTGGTCGGGACGTCCGGGCGCTCTCCGTCCAGCGCGTTGCGGGTGATGTAACGCTCGATGTGGTCGGCGTAGTAGAGCGTCAGGCGCCAGCGACTCTTGGGCTTCCACGCCTCGACCGGCCACATCTTGGCCGCCACTTCGAGTTGCCCCGGCTTGTCCTCCGACCATCGGGCCGCCATGCGCTCCGCCCTCTGCGGGTAGAAGACCGGCTGCCCGTCGGCCCCCGGCCAGACGATGACGAACGCATCGCCGTCCCGGAGAGCCGTCGTGTGGACCTCGCCCGAACGCCGGTCCATGCGGTTGGCCTGCCAGATGTCGCGTGTGCGGGCGTTGGTCGTGTCGTCGCCCGTGTCGAAGCCGCTGATTTGGAGTCGGTCGCTCTTCGTGTCGACCACGGCAGGGCAGAGGTTGTCACGGAAGACGCGGAAGATGTGCCCGAACGCAGTCTCCCACTTTTCTGTCGCGAACGCCGGCCGGTGCTCGCCCCTGTAGTAGTCTTGGAACAGCCGAAGGTCATGAGCCCTGCGGCTGATTTCCTTCACCGCCCACTCGATGGTTTCGACGTTGTCCGGCATCGGCGTCTCCCACTACCACGAAACGAGAGTCGACGCCGGGCGGAGGACCAGCGCCTCGAAGGCTCCAGTCATGGCGTCGACTTGGTCATCATGCGCACCTGTCGGGAACGCCTCGCACTCGTCCAGAAACGGCGCGACCCACGGACCGTTGACGAGCACGACGTTGCCGGCCTCAGCCTGACTGGCGACCGGGGCCGCCCTCTCCGTCTTGCCCTTCGTGGTCTGGACACCGTGGACCGTGTAACCCTGCAGCGCCTTTTTGAAGTAGGCGATGACCGCCTTGCCGGCGGAGCCCGGCTCCTGCTCGATGAAGATGGGAACGTTGCGGCCGTCGAGCATCGCCGTCTGGGTCAGCATCTGCTCGACCGTGTTGAAGGACGCCCGGAAACGCTGCATGTGGAGCCCGTAAAGCACCTTGTCAACGTCCAGCCCCATCTTGAACCCGGCCGTCCAGTCCGGGTCGTTGCGTCCGTCGGGTGGCGTGCCTGCCAAGTCCCAGTATCGTACCACACGAACGAATCGCTTGGGAGCCTCTTCGATGACGCGGAACCAACCACGCCGGAAGTAGGCGCCCGCTTCGGCCACGTCCCAGTCGCCTTCCAGAAGGCGCCGGCGCTCCACCGGGTGCAACTGGGCGAGGCTCTTCAGGTACTGGTCTTGGTCGAGCGACGGATTGTCCTTCAGGCGTGCCGGGATGAAAGGACGGGACGCGTCGCCCGGCTTCACGAATCGGGCTTTGACCCACTCGTGCCCGATGTCGCCCGGGTTGGACGCGCTCCGCATCCGCAGGGGAATCGGGTCGCCCGCCGTCTTGCGTAGGCGGCTGAACATGAAGCGGTACATCCACTCCGTAAAGCGGGTGACCTCGTCAACGCCGATGAAGTGAAACTCCGTAGACGCGAACCGCCGCACGTCGTCCTCGTACTGGGCGTGAGCGAACGTCAGGGACGCGCCAGACGGGAACGTGAAGACGTGTTCGCTGCTGTTCCAGGCGATGCCCTGCGGGAGCAACCAGTCCTTGGCGCGGTCCATGATGGCGCCGGCCATGGACAACTCCGGGAACGTGCGCCTCAGGATGAGCGCCCGGTAGTGCGGGATGTCCTCGTACTGCAGGGCCGCCATGAGCAAGGCGTCCGACTTGCCGCCGCCGGCCGCCCCTCCGTAGAACGCCTCCATGTCGTCCAACAGGAGGAACGCCTGCTGGGTCGGGTGCGGGACGTGGTCAGGAGGGACCAGCCTGCTCATCCGGGGCGTCAACAGGCGTGACGCCTCCATCAGCCACGTCGATGACGATTGGCTCGCCGGGCTCTGGGTATCGGACCTTTCCGGCGCGTGCCAAGATGCCAACCACCTGTCCCAGTCGCTCGATGGTCGAGGGTCCGACGTCAACGACAGTCTCCGTGAGGATGGGAGTCGGGTTGTCCGGGTCGCCGCCCATCTGCATCTTGGTCAGGGTAGCGTAGCGCTCCCTCGTGTGCGGGTGATGTTCGAGGAGCCACGCCGCCGCCTTCCAATCGCCGGGTCGAACCGTGACCGTCCCGCCGGGAGTCGTCACGGTGTCCCCAGTATGCGCCGCCTTGGTTATGGCGTCAAGCAGTCGGGCTTCCGCCTCATCACGCGCCTGCGCCACTTTGCTGGCGAACGTTGAGTCTTTCGCCATGTGATGGTAAATCGTCGAACGGTCGACGCCGGCGCGTGCTGCAGCGGCGCGGACGGTCTGCCCGTCCTTCAGCGCGTTCAGAAACACGGTCTTCTTGCGCTCGCTGAACAGCAGCGCCGGCTGGTCTGTCACGGCGTCGGCTTCCGCCTCTTCGGGCTTGGCCGCGTCCGGACCGAATGGACGTAGTCCTCCCGGGTGAGGCGCGTGACCTCTCCAGAGGGCTTCACGACCACGGGGACGGCCGCTCCTGCCGCACGGGTACTCAGGGGCCGGTCCGGCATCAGGACCGTCTCCCAGCCGTCCTTTGGCGTCTCCAGAGACACGAGCGCGTACTTGGCCCCCAGATGCCCGATTACCGTGCCCTTCAGCCCAAGCAGGTCAGGCGGGACCGGCGTGCCGTGCCCGTTTCGAGCGGTCCCGTCGACCTCCCTTCGCTGCCCGACTTCACACACGGTCGACACCTCGATACGGGAAGACGAAATATTGGTGGAGGACGTCCCACGACAGCAGCAGACCACACCGGGAGCACGACTGCCACTTCTGACAGGTGTACGGGTGCCCGCCTGCCGGCTGTCCCTCCCGACAGTCCTCCACGACCTTGCCGCGCCGGTGACCGAACAGACGGCAATACAGCGCCTTCACTCCGGCCATGGCAGCGCGTCCTGTAGCGCGTTGGCCTGCAACTGTGCCCACATCAGCGCCTCCTCAGGGAAGTCTACCACC